TAGCTATAAGCTCGGTTTCCTGCGTTGCCGAAGCACAAACGCTAGAAATGCTTTTAGACCAATTTGCTGGCGTCACACAAAGTTTTGCGCGCACACCCGGCGTACGTACCCGCGTCGAGTTTCGCGGCACCATTTACCAATGCATCATTGAAGGCGTAACAATGTCAGCAACACCAGCTGGCGCGCGGTTTACTTTCTATTTATCTGGCGCAGACTTAAACCAATATTTAATACTTGACGATTTATTTTATGGCAAACTTAACTCAAACAAATTGGGGTACTAATGGCAATTAAAACTTTTACTACTGGCGAAGTGCTTACCGCTTCAGACACAAACACGTACCTAGCAAACAGCGGGCTTGTGTACGTCACCAGCGCAACCGTTGGTTCAGGCTCAAACACGGTATCAGTGAGCAACTGTTTTACAAGCACTTACGACAATTACAAAATTATTTGGACGGGTGGCGTGTCGGTCGGCGCTGAGGCATTGAGCCTTAACCTTTTGCCTACCTCGGTTACAGGCTGGAACACTTCATATTCAATGAATGTTTCATATTGTGGCTACACAGGCACAGTTACAAACCTTCTTACTAATGCAGGCGCAAAATGGGGTTACTGTGGCGAAATAACGACAGCAAACAAAACAAACATTAACTTTGAGTTGTTCGCGCCGAACCTTGCGCAATACACAGGATTTGCCAACAGTTACATAGGTGGCGGTGGCGCTGGTTGTGGCGCTGGAATACATCAAATAGCAAGCGCGTTTACAGGTTTTACCATTTCAGGCGCACAAAACTTTTCTGGCGGAACTATTACGGTTTACGGATACCGAAAGGCATAACAAATGGAACCTAAATACGGCACATTTCACGACGCAGAGACCGGCGAAACTATATTTCGTGAACTTACAGCTGACGAAATAGCAGAACTACCAGAGCAGAAACCATATGATTTGGCGGGCTAGTTTCGTTGCGCTGTTGTTTGCGTCAATACTCACAGCATGCGGTAACCGTGTCGAGCAACAACCCTGCCGGCCAACCAAAAACAAGGCTTTAAGCGCCGCTAACCCGACGTCAGACACAGTACAAACAAGGCCTTGTTAACTAAACCGCGCCTTACGCCAGCTGAGTTAAATGCTCGACTGCGTTTTATTGTCGGGCTAGTTCTTGCCGGCATTCTTGCCTTGACTATGGCGCTAATGCTTTTTGGCTTGCTGTTTGTTTACCAAGGTTCAGAGCTCTCACCAGTTGACTCAAAATTCTTTGAGCTTATGACACCCGTTGTTTTGTTTTTAACAGGTACTTTGAGCGGCGTGATGATAGCTGGCGGCAATAAAGCAGATGCAAATAACAACGGCATACCAGACGACCAAGAGGTAGAAAATGTACCCAACACAGAAAATTAAAATGCCCAAAGACCTAGCCGGTCACAAAAACGGCCAGTTACCAGACGAGTTGCTAGGCCCTGTGCCCGGTGGCAAATTGCATACCTGCGCAGTACGCAGCTACAAACACATGTTAAACGCCGCCAAGGCTGACGGCATCACATTAAAACCAACGTCTACCGTGGACACGTACAGGCCGTACAGCGTCCAATACAACGCGTTTATGCAGCGTTACAGCCCTAAGCCAACAGACGACACCCGAGGCATAACCCGCACATTTGAGGGCAAGACGTGGTACCTAAAAAAGGGTATGGCACCATGCGCGGCACCCGACCCCACAGGCGTTAAAGGTTCTAACCACGGCTGGGGTTTAGCAGTAGATTTTGCTAACGCGTCCGGCAAAACATTTACGTGGCTCAACAAAAACGCTAACCGTTTTGGCTGGTACATAGGCACAGGCAACCCGAGCAAGCCCGGCTTTGAGTCATGGCACTGGGAATACGTCCTAGGCAACGTGTGGGAACCACCCACAGAAACCGTTACGCCATAAGGGTTACAGCCGAAAGACGCGCAAACACTAAATAACCCCATTAGGGTTTTTACCTATCCCGACGAAAGGCAGAAACCATGAAACGATTACTTGGCGTACTCGCCACAGCTGCACTATTGGTGCCGGCCACACAAACACAAGCAGCGGTACAACCCGACTGCAAACTCTTTACCGCTTTAGCCCTAGAAGTTGGCTGGCAGAAACGTGACATACCACGCCTAATGCAAATATGTGCGCGCGAGTCCAAAGGCTTCGCTCGAGCATGGAACCAGCGCGACCCATACACCGGCAGTTACGGCCTCATGCAAATAAACGGCAGCAACAAAGGCTTTCTACAAGACGCCGGCATAGTCCGTAAAGCCATGCAAGAGCTCTGGTCACCACGCAAAAACCTTAAAGCCGCCTTAGCCCTATTTAAGCGCCACGGCTGGGCACCATGGAAAGGCAACAGCGCGCCAAAAATTGTGGTACCGTACACCCGTTAGTTATTTTCAACCCGACTAGAAAAAGGACAACAACATGGTAAACCCGACTGACCGTATAGACCAAGCCCTAGCAAACCTATGGGCAGGCACTCGACCCAAAACTACAGACATACTTGTACGCAATTTGCGCGCACACGCCTACAGCTACGCAATGGACGACCCCAAACTATGCGAGGACTTACGCCAAGCCATTGGCCGGCTAGAACACCCAAGCAGTCTTGAACCGAAACCCGCCAGCATCATTGACCGTCTAGACGACATAGCACAAGAGCTGTACGACGCAGGACACGCCACGTTAAGCATTCGAGCCAACAACTTGCTTATTGACGTAGACAACGCACAGCGCGGTACAAAATGAGAACCCTTATCGGCGTTTTTGCTGTAGCCGGCGTAATGGCCGTATTTCTTGCAGTTACTTTGTGGGCAGCCGATTGGATAAACAACCATGAAAACGGCTGGTACGAGTAATGGCTTTCGACCTTTCCGAGTACGTAGACGTTAAGACACGTCTTAAGCAAGCCTTGGCGCTGTACCCGCAGCTGCGCATTGTCGAGCACAGACCAGAAATAACACAAGTGGGCGACCAGTTGTTTATTGAATGCTCGGTAACTGTAAGCCGTGACCCAGACGACCCCATACCAGTGACCGCATACATTTTTGAGCCATACCCGGGCAAAACCAGTTTTACTAAAAACTCTGAGCAGGCCAATGGCGCAACTTCCGTTTTGGGACGCGCATTAGGGTACATGGGGCTGGGAATTGACAAGTCTATAGCTAGCAGTAACGAGGTTTTAGGACGCCAACCGTTGCCAGATGACCGCAACCAAGTAATAAGTATTGCGCGACCAACGCCAACACTTGACGGCCCTAGGTCTAAAGAAATTGGCAGCGCTCGACTATCGGCACGCGAACAAACACAAGCAAGTAACAGCAACGGCGCGACTGCTAACCAAATAAAAATGCTTACAACAATGTGTGCAGAGCGTGGGCTAGATTTTGACCCAACTACACCCATGACCTACTCAGAGGCTAAAGACATGTTCTTAAACATTAAACCGATACCCAAGGTTAAATAATGAACGCCGACGACATGCCACCAGAGCAAGCATTGTGGGCGTACTCAAGCATGCTGTACGACAGCCAACAAGAACGCGACAGCCTACGGCGCGAACTGAACATAATCATTAACCAGCTGACAGACCTACAGACCGATTACCAGCGTTTAGCGCGCGACTACCAGCGCATAGCCTCAGCCGTGTTTTGCCCAAACTGTGCCGAAAAAATGGCGACAGATGCCGAATAACTACGGCAACATGACCGAAGCCGCATTCATGAAACAAGTTGTAGCGGTAGCCAAACTGCGCGGCTGGTTGATATACCACGCCAAGCCTGCACAAGTAGGCGAACGTTGGGCAACACACTTTCAAGGCGACGCCGGTTTCCCAGACCTTTGTATGGTTTCGCCTACGGGTGGTTTAGTGTTCGCAGAACTTAAGGCAGGCCGTAACAAACAGTCAGACGCACAGCTGCGCTGGCAACGCTACCTACTAGAAGCAGACTATGAGTGCTACTGCTGGTACCCAAAAGACTTAGACGCTGTAATAGCGCGACTGAGTAACATATGAGCAAGGTATTAGTAACACTCGATTACGAGGAATTGGAATACTGCGGCCATGCTGGCGTGAACCGCCAGATACGCGCATTACAAAAGAACCGGGTAAGCCCAACTAAAGACTTGGATTATGCCAAGCAGAACTATTGGTCAAGTCACATAACTGGCGTTATAGGCGAGTACGCAGTAGCTAAGGCGCTAGGCGAACACTGGCAAGACTTAGGCACTGACCGTGGCGGTTTTGACGTATTGAGTTACCAAGTGCGCGCGACAGAACAAACCAAGCCAATGCTACGTGTGCGCGCTCATAACGATTTTAACCACATGTACATACTTGCCCAAGTGCGGAAAAACAGAGTGTTAATCCACGGTTGGGCTAACGGGCACGACGTAAAACAATATGGCATACTCGAATATGAAAACTGTTGGTCATTGCATTGCGACGGCCTAAACGACATGAACACACTTATACACCCAATCATTTACACTAGCCAAGTAACCGCATGGAAAAGGCCCGACTACCAATGAGCAACATTGCAAAACCTCGCATAACTGAAGCAGACCGTCAAGAGCTGCGCGCACTGTTCAGCCAACTCGCTGACCTACAAGCCAACGAGATACTCGAGCAACTAGAACACCAACCACACCAAGCCAACGGTCTAAAGCAAGACCTATGGGGCATACAAGCGCGTCTAGACGACATACACGCCGACGCCAACACTTAGGTATGCGCGTACAACTGAATAACACTCATGGCCACGTACGGGTTTGCACTGTGCTGGTAACACACGGGAACGTGGGTAGTGCGCCATGCCTTCAGAGCTGGTGTGCAGCGTCTAAACGTCACAAATACGTATGGTGTCCGTCCTCAACTATGAAACAGCCGGCAGCCAGAGCTACTTGCTCAAAGTGTGGGGGGACGTAGTGCACAGACTCGACAACAAGCCAGAGAACAAGCCACGCAGTGGCGCGTTAGCCAAGCGATAGCGCGGGAGAAACCAACATGACAACATCACATAACGGCAAACAACGAGCCACCAGCGAGTTTAAGCGCAACAGAGCCAAGCTCTTAGCAGACGAGCCGGTATGTCACTGGTGCGGTATTGCGCGTGCTTCAGAGGCAGACCATTTGCTTGAGTCGGACGCCGGCGGTGACAACTCAATGTCTAACTTGGTGCCGGCCTGCAAGCCATGCAATGCGCGTCGAGGGCAGGCATACCGGGTACGCAAAGAACGCGAAAACAACGGCGTACTAGAAATAACCACGCACAGTAGCAATACGTTTTTTTCTGACGACGAACGAAAGCCCCCGCATT